AGACGCACGCAGGCCGAGTGGACGGCGTACTTCCGCCAGGCGCGCCCCGTGGGGCCGCTGGCGAGCCCGTCCACGACGGCCTACAGCGTGCGCAAGGGCAAGAGCAGCGTCCTGCTGCAAGCCGTCTGGGGAGGCCCGCCGCCGCCCGCGCAGGCCGCGATGCGACGGGCCGCCATGCCGCCATCACCGGCCGCGCCGCCGGCTATGACGGTACCTCCCAAGCTTACGACGGTACCTCCGAAGGCTATGACGGTACCTCCCGCGTTCCCGCCCTCGACGGCCGTCGTCCAGTACGGCGGCTGGCGCGAGGCGGAACGAAGGCGGGCCGAGCAGGCGGCGAAGCACGTCCTGCGGGGCGTGCCTCCCGAGCGGTGGGCGTCCATCGTGGGCGCGCCGGACGGGGCCGTGGTGACGTTCGACGCCAGCGGCGAGACGGCCGTCTCCTACGCGGTGACCCATCCCAGCCTCGACGACATGCGGGGCCGCATCGTCCGATCCGACCTCGACGGCTCGCTGCGACACCGGCCCGACGTGCTCTACGTAAAGCCCTCGGAGCGGGGCAGGGGCGTGGGGGCCGAGATCCACGGCCGCCGCGTCGCGTTCGGGGCCGAGCACGGCGTCAAGCGGCTCGCGATCACCGCCGCGCGGGGCGATCGCGAGGTCGGCTACATCGTCTGGCCGGCGATGGGCTACGACGGCAAGCTGCCGCAATCGGTCCTCGACCGGCTGCCCGAGCAGCTTCGGGGCCGGACGACGATCCAGGAATTGCTCGTCGACGAGGGGGGGCAGAAGTGGTGGAAGAAGAACGGCGAGTCGATCGACGTGGCGTTCGACCTGGCGCCGCAAAGCCCGTCGATCATGCGGTGGGCGACCTACTGGCTGAGAAGGCTCGCCGGAAAGTAGCGACCATCTTCCCGCCCGGCTCCGACCCGCCCAACGGCCTCGGCCTCGACGCCGACGAGATCAACGACGCCCTCGCGTCGCTCCGCGACTTCGCCCGCGAGGAGAAGCGGCGGCGATGAGGGACAAGCTCGCGATCGCCGTGCTGTTCGCCGTGCTGATCGTCGCGTCGCTGGCGCGCGGCGCGTCGTCGCTGTTCGACGAACCTGACTGATGGGAGCGAACCGCCGATGTCCGCCATCGTCGACCTGTCCGGCCTCGACCGCATCCTCGCCCGCGTCCGGCGGATCGAGCACCCGAACGTCGAGCTTCTCATGGCGACGTGGCAGGATTTGATCGTCAATGACAACCGCAAGGGCGTCCTCGCCGGGCTCGACAAGGACGGCCAGCCGATGCGGCCCGTCACCTATCGCCCCAAGGGGCCGACGGTGGGCATCAAGGCCAAGTCGGCGGCCCGGTTCCGCAACAACCAGGCGGCCAACCGGCGGGGCGCGTTTTTGGGCTTCGGCCCGCACGCGAGCGGCCTGCACAACAACCTGACGACGGGCGAATACGAGCAGCTCACCGGGCCGCCGCTGGCCCCGCGCGGGGCGTTCAGCCGCGTCATCACGAACCTCGTCCCCGGGTCCGAGGAGCCGCCCGCCGGCACGTCGGTCTGGACGGCCTACGCGGCGTGGATCGACGTCGTCACGACCAAGGGCGTGCCGTTCCTGCCGTTCGCCTTCAGGACGCGCGACCTCCGCGGCGTCCGTCCCGAGGGCCGCCTCAAGGCGCGCAGGGCGGCCGTCGCGTGGATGTCCGACCAGATCAGGATTCAGCCCACCGGCACCTTCTCCCAGGCGGGATGATCGACGATGGCAGACGACCGCATCGAGCTGAAACTCGACCTCGGCGATTCGACCGAGCGCGCCAAGCAACTCGGCGAGGCCCTGCAGACGACGAAGGTCGACGCCACGGCGTTCGGGGCCGCGCTGGAGGCGCTGGACGCCGGGCAGATCAAGCTCGTCGCCGAGACGACCGCGTTCCAACGCGCGCTCGACAAGATGGCCCTGGAGGAAGAGCAGGCCGCCGCCGCGACCAAGCGGCTGGCGATGGAGCAGCAGCGTCTGGCCGACGAGGCGATGGACAAGGCGACCCGCGCCGCCATCGAGGAGACCCAGGCCCAGAAGGCGTTGAACAGCGTCCTGGACACGTCGCACGGCAGCATCGGCGGCGTGGCCGGCTCGACCAAGAACCTCGGCTCGACGATGCTCCAGACGAGCTACGCCGTCCAGGACTTCACCAGCCAGCTCGGCACGCGCGGGTTGGCGGGCGGCCTCGCCGCCGTCCAGAACAACATCCCCGGCATCCTGACCAGCCTCGGCACCACGGGCGGCCTCGCGGGCGTCGTCTCCGTCGCGGCCGTCGCCGTGGGGCTGCTGTACGAGAATTGGGGCAAGCTCCGCGAGGCGTTGGGCGCCGACGACATCGGCAAGCGGATCGAGGAGATGAAGGCGCTCGCCAAGGCGACCGAGGACGTGAACGCCGCCAACGAGAAGGCCGCCAAGAGCGTCAAGGGCACGGCCGAGACCGACCGGGCGTCCGCGTTCCGCAAGGCGCTGGCCGACTACGGCGGCGGCGAGAAGCTGCTCAACGAGGTCGCCCCGCCCGGCGCGCACGACCGGGGCACCTACGCCGACGCCATCGCCAAGGCGTTGCAGGGCAGCGAGAACGACATCGGCTTCCTCAAGGGGGGCAGCCAGGGCCTCGCCCGCGAGCTGAACCGCCCGGCCCTCCGCAAGGAAGCCGAGGCGCAGGACGCCGAATTCGAGCGTCGCGCCAAGGAACGCGAGAAGGCCCGGAAGGAGCAGGAGAAGGCCGACGAGGACGCCAGGAAGGCGGAAGAGAAGCAGAAGGAAGACGAGAAGAAGGCCACGAACAAGCTCACGGACGGGCTCGACAAGATCATCGCCGGGACCGACAGGTTCTTGAACAAGGACGACGTCGCGGGCGACCGGCGACGGGCCGACATCGCCGAGCGGTCGGGCTACGGGCACGACTTCAAGCGGTACGCCAACAACCAGGGATACAACCCGCTCAAGGGCGACCTCGCCGACGCCGCCAAGTCGATCCAGGCCGACGTCAAGGACGGCATGTCCGAGGAGCAGGCGTTGCAGAACGCCATGCAGAGGCTCATCGAGACCGTCCGGAAGACGACCGAGATCAACAACCGCCGCGCGCAGCAGGCCCGGCAGTTCCAGGCGGACGTGGACAACCTCCCCGTGCTGATGGATGAAGGGAACCAGTGAGCACGACCACCCTCTACATCGACGGCGCGCTCGCCTCGATGCCGAGCCTCGACGTCTGGCCCACGCGGATGCGCAAGGCGCGGGCGGGGATCTCCACGCTCACGCTCGCGCGGAACGGCGGCGGCCCGACGATCAAGCCGGCGTCGTCGCTGGTCGGCAAGAAGGTGACGCTCTACATCGACGGCGTGCTCGTGTTCTCGGGCGACGTCGTGGACATGGACCACCAGTTCACCGACAAGGGCTGGACGCCGCTCTACCAGTGCCGGTGCCTCCGCGCCCGGGCCGACCGCGCGCCGTTCACCGACGACAACACGCTCACCAACACGGCCGTCTGGAACCTGCCCTACGACGACCCGCTGTACCTGGCGTCGCGGGCGGGCAGGAACGTGGGCCAGATCATCACCGACGCGCTGACGATGGCGCAGAACGCGACGGCCCTCGACAATATGGGGATCGGCGGATATACCGCGCTCACGCCCACGCCCACGCTCCCGGCCGAGACGGTGGCCGACCTCGCCGCGCTGAGCACGATCAACCCCCAGGTCGCCCAGATCGGCGGCGACCAGCTCATCTCGGCCATCGAGAGCTACCTGTCCGCCGCCGCCCCCAACCACGTCCTGCACATCCAGCCCGACGGCAAGATCCGATTCGTCGACACCCGGCCCGCCGCGACCACCGAGAACGTGCTCACGATCGGCACCGACCCCGTCAACCCGACGCCCTTGCGGCGGTCGGTCGCCGACTGCTATCAGCGGGTGGAGATCCACGGGTCGCCGATCGCCGAGCCCCAGCTCCTCAGCCTGTCCAACGGCGGGCTCGTCGAGGATTGGGCGTGGGGCACCTACGGGACCAGCGCCGCCGCGACGGCCGCGTGGAAGCCCGACGACTTCAAGCTCGACGAGAACGCACGGTCGGAAGGCACCTGCTCCATCACCGACACCGTCACCGCCGTGCTCACCAGCAACCCCACGACCCAGACGTGGGCGGCCGACGACTGGAACCAGTCGAACCGCATGGGCAGCCTGCTCCTGTCGTCGACCGTGATAACCGGCGTGACCTCGAACGTCTACAAGCGGGTGGTCGCCAACACGGCCAAGACCTCGGGGGGCACGTCCACGTTCACGCTCGAATCGGCCCTGCCCGCGACGAACTACGACCACTACAAGCTCTACGGGGCGGCCTCGGGCGCGTCCTACGTCTACCGCAGATACAAGATCACCGACGCGGCGATCGTCAAGGCCCTCGCCCGCAAGTTCAGCTACCCGTTCGCCTGGCTGTTCGCGGGGGGCGCGGCCGGCACCGTCACCAGCTACCCGGTCGCGTCGGTCGTCTGGAATCCCACGTTCGGCACCGGGCCGCCCTACAACGAGCAGTCGATCACCTTCGCGACGGACACGGACACCGGGCACATCATCTTCACGATCCCGACCTACGTGCTGGCCGGCAACCGCGTGCCGGTCGACGTGCGGGTGGTCGTCGCGGTGAACACGGGCGAGCTGAAGGCGGTCAAGCCGGCGACCGGCTACGAGGGCACGTCGTACACGGTCGAGGGCCTCCAGAACACCAAGGTCATCACGTGCCGCGACTGGGCGGACCCGATCAACCAGACGCACATGGAAGCCTACGCGCAGGACCGGCTCGACGCCGTCAAGAACACGATCGTCGAGGGGACCGTCGTCTACAACGGCCTGTACACCCCGGCCCTGACGGTCTC